GGTTCGCCATAAATGCTCAAAGATGGCCTCGCCTGCCTTAGCCGCTGCGATATCGGAATCCTCAGTAGTTGCAGGAATCACGTACGCAGTAGGCTTCTCCTTCATTACTTTGGACATCTCACGACGGATCGAAGGCTTGATCCTGTTCACAGTGAGACGCACACGCCAAGGAGGAGCTTGAGGCTCATGGAGCCGTGCTAGATCAGGAGATCCGCCATTTATCCAGTTAATCCACTGCTTACCGAAGTAATAGTTGAGATTAACGTACCACTGTCGCTCAAATCTCCAGCGAGCGGTCTTAGCTCGCTCAAAAAGAGACTCCAGATACTGGAGGGTTTCGGACTCTTTCCTCTGCTTACGAAGATGATCCAGAGGATTCATCTTCGTCCAGAAGGACTCGCTATCTGAGGCCCCTGCCTCATTGATGATCGAACCAGTGAGGGGAGGGCTAGTTGTCGGTACCGATTGTAGGCTCTGCGTAGTGCTCAATCTCGTCACCTAACACTGCCTGCTCAAGAGCGAGTCCAGATCTGCGAAGCTCCTCTTCATCAGAGAGTCCTACAGGGGGCGTGTTATCCTGCACCTGCATCGAGCTTGAAATCTGCTGGTAATCCTGCCAGGTTCGGGTCATCAGACGGTTCAGAAGTCGCTCCCTCTCCTCGATGTGAGAGTTCTCCCTCTGCTGCGCCAGAACCATGTCCGACCGATGGGACTCCATCAGAGACTTCTTGTCCGTTGATGAAGTCCACAAGTTCAATAGCAGCAGGATCGTCGGGACTAACGAACCTAGAGCGAAGTAACCCATCAAGACCTTGCTCCAAACCGTCGGCCTTTACAGTGAGATGGAAGATCTTGTCTTCCATCTCTGAGATCTCTTTGTGTAGAGAAGTAGCATCGACCAGTCCCTGCTCCTGAGCGATAGCGGTAAGGCAGAGATTGCACACGTACACAGCGTACAACTGCTCTGCATTGATCTCGCTATCGCCAAGATCTACGTACCAATCCCTGTCAGCACTTCCTGCACAGGAGATGCACTGATGAGGAGGTCGCTCTAGGACTGTGACGATGCTATGCACTACTTCTCCTCACTGGAGAGCGAGAAAGTGGGATCGCTCTCCGAAGGAACCTGATCGCCGTCGGTGTCACCCTCGTTGACGACGTCAGGCTCCTTCGGAGACTCCTCCTCTGCTCCCGATGTTGCACCCTCGCTGCTGCCGCCTGAGATCGGACTGCCACCAGTGTTTGTGACAGTAGGAAGTTCACTCATCTCAGCAATCTTCTGATCGGCCTCTTCCCCCGTGCGAGTCGGATGAAGCTGCGACTCGATGTCGGCCAGAGTCGGGCGCCCATCCACACGAGCGAACTCGAACGTCAGGAGAACCTCGGTCTGATTCGGCTCAACCCGAGCCGCACCGACCTCACCCGTGGCCGAAGTGAGCCCCACCCGAGTCACACGCTTGTCGTCGATCTCGTGAATCGTCTCGTATGGGTTGTCAGGATCGCCAGTTGCAACCAAAACCTTGAAGCTCATCTCAAAACTCCGATCCGAGGATTTCGTCCACTTCTACTCGTGGAGGCCTTCTGACACCTGGGTCTGTGCGTTCATGATACGGATTCACGGCCCCACTTACATTGCTGCTCCTAGATTCCTCAGGGATAGAAAGATCTTCTGCCATAGGGCGTGATGCTGCTCCGTACCTGTAGGCGTCACAACAATGATCGTCCTTCTTGTGCTGCTCTTCCCTTCTGTTCTTATCCCTATCTATCTTCTTGTTCGCCCAGAGCTCGAATCTGTATCGCTTTGTCTCCCAGATTGAGTGAGGGCAATTCCTAGTAAAGTACAAGGATGGAGGTACATCACTTGTTCCGAACCTAGTTCTCACTAAGTTCGATCCAGCAACGAAATCGTTATTACCCAGTATGATAGGGACGCCGTGCTCTACGTACTCTATTTGAACAGACGTACCAGTAATTGGATCAACATTACGTATTGACGGATCACCAACACTGTACGTCGGAGCCACTCCATGTGCAGCGTTTCTAGCCAGGACGTTCTGAGCATGAACCTTAACGATCTCTTGTGTCTTGTAGTACTCGTCATATATGATTATCCTACCTTCCCTGTTGACTGCTGCCCACAGCCAAACGGTTGGGTTTGAGAATCCGTGATCCATCATGTTGAAATGCAACCAATCCCTTGGATTGAGATCCTTAGGATTGATAGGATCGATCACATTCTTAACTTCAGAGAAGTTTGGATAGATAAGACCACCACGCTGCACGTATTGCCCATGTAAACGTGCTTTACGCTCATCAATATCCAAGCCAGCTAGAATAATATCTAGCTCACCTGCATTTAGATGAGGATTCATTTCTGAATCTACCTCGACTACAAATAAGTTGGGATCGTACTCAGAATGAGCAGGATTTGCCTTCTCGTAGATCTTGTCGTATGTCCACGTCATACCCTCCACTGGAGTCATAGTAATCCACCATGATCCTCCAGTGTCTATAAGGCGCATCTTACACTCGATCCAGATATCCTCTGGAGGCTCCTCGTCAAACCAGGTCCAGTCACGACTAGTACCTGCAAACTTCTCCAGATCCTGGTCATATGACATGAACTCGATAGTAGATCCGTTTTCAAGAAAGAGAGTTTTTAACTCCTTGTCGTATCCCGTCTCCCATGATCCGCCCTTAATCTCAGATGGCGGCAACCATCTGGATATCTCAGGCCTCACAATCTTCTCAACGCCCTGCTTGAAGTCCACAGCCACCACGCGGCCGTGGTTGGGGGGTGGCTTCACCGCTCTATAGGGGTGCTTCCCCGTGGCTGTCCAGACCGATTCAACACCGCCCCCGACCGTCTTGCCCGACCGGTTACCACCGATGAAGAGTCGTCCTCGAGCTTGAGACCTATGAAAGAATAACTGCTGCGCATGAGGCTCATACCCATGAATATTAGGACGACGAGCAGCTGTACGAAGTCCCTCAATAGCTCGCAGAGCTAACTCTTTATCTGTCTTGATACGAGATCTGAGAGCCATTGTCCCTACTATGTGACAGTTAGAGATGCGAGAAGTGTTTGGTTAACTGTGGACAAGATCGTGTGCCTTTGTGGACCACCATGTTTCGGCGACAGTAATACTTCGACTCTCCAATGCGTAGTTGCAGGAGTTAAATCTGCGTTTTTCTGTAACACAAGAGTTACAAGACCATTCCCATCGGTGACGTACTCCTTACGTGTAGCAACCTGAGATCCATCAGATGTAAGGAACGCAGGCCCACTAAGAGTCGCAATCACCGATATGCCAGCTAGCCCAGTACCAGAAGCGTCCTTGACAGTATGAGTAATAGACGAAGTTGCCACTATTAGACCTCCAGCGTAATCTCTGAACTTTGCACCGCAATAGCTCGCTGAGGCTCTGTGACATCAACCTTCTTGCCCTTGAGCAACATTTCCAGATCGTTGGCAATCTGCTCCAGCAGCTCTGGGTCCTTGATACGAGCCTGCAAGATCTCAATGAAGTTGGCTAGGAACGACTCGAGATTCACATCATGACGAACAGATGGCTGATACTTACCTGTAATCTCCAAATACAGCTTGGCCGCATTCAGATCGCCATTCTCCACGTTCCTAAGAACGTTCAAGTACGCGGCATCATCCGAGTCCAAGAAGAGATCTTCTGCCCTCTTCTTCATGTACTCACGGAACGCTGCATCTTTCTGCCACGCAGCTAACTGCTGCATGGACACTCCAGCATCCTTGCACTTCTCACGCTTTGATCTACGATCAGACACGTTCAGAAGAGCATTAGCAATCGCTAGCTGATGAGGAGTAAGAGCCTTATCAGTAACCCGATTAAGAAAGATACCTTGCTGCCTCAGCAAGAAATGGAACTCAGGAGAGTCCATCCACTTCTTGACGGTATCCTTCGACATCATGAACACTTGAGAAATGCGCTCAATTGTAGGAAGATTTCCTTCGAGCATGAACACTTGCTGCACGTAAGTTAAGCAGGAAGCTTGCTGCTCACTTAGCTTGATGTCTTGAGCATCCATTACTCACTCCGTGATTGCCTCGTACCGGGCTGCCATCTCTTGTATCAAGATATCAGGAACTTGAAGCTCTTCAAGAATAGCTCGAAGAGTTCTAGAAAAAGACTTTGCCCTGGTCTCCGCCTCATACATAAGAGCCTGAGGTACACAGAAAAGCTTACAGAATTTCGCTTGCGATACTCCTAAACAAGTGCGGAGTTCAGTTACCGGATTCTGCCCGGGAATACCGATAGCATCTAACTCAAGCTCTTCCATTCCATAGATAAGACCATTCTGCTTCCTACGACCGTGTATGAACCTACGATAAGCAGCGTCTACATCTGCTCTAGTTATATCAGAGACCACTTGAAAAATCCACGACTCAATAACAGGAAGAACAGTAGAAAACATTCCCTGCTCATTCATATACAGAGTCTGATAGTGGCAACCGATCTTATCTGCCGCCTTACGGAAACTCAGACCGTTCTGCATACGCACAGCCCTGATCGGATTCTGGCTATCTAGTGACTCGACCCAATCCACACATACAGATTACAATTATCGTTATACTGATTCAAATTACTTGAACATTTCTCATTGACACCAATCCGAGTTTATGATAGGTTGACATGATGGCTCTTAGACGCACTCAAACTAACCCTGAAGGGTTACCTATGGCTAAGATTCATCCCTCAGTACCTGTTGAGATGAAATACACCTTAAAACAGGTTGCTAGAGAGATGCATATAGCCGAGGCAGTACTAATTCGCAGGGCACTTCAGCAGTACCTACTAGCTATGATTACTCAAAAAGGTTACGCTCAGGATAGAAGGGACGATGACTGGCTATGGGCGAAGATCTAGAGCAAGTTAGAACTGATCTACCTCCTATGTACGGCCGCTTTGAGCCCGTACTCATCCACTCAGTAGATGGACCAGGAAGAGGATCATTCAAAGCCTACCATGCAAATTGCTTAGATGCTGAGCATGTCATTGAAGCAAGCACGGTAGCCTTAATTGTCACATCTCCTCCATATCCAGGAGTCGAGCAGCCAACCGACAACTATGTGACGTTCCCTGATCCGTTCGATTTCAAGAACAGTCACGATCTCCTCAGAGCAGTATGGGAAACCTGCTTCAGAGTCCTCGCTGACGAGGGGCGAATGGTTATCAACATCTACGACATCCCTCATGGTCCAGAAGGCATGTATCCGAATGTCACCAAAACAATCATCGAATGCCTCAAGATAGGATTCGTCCTCCGAGAGGATTACATCTGGCACAAAGGCGTATCGTACCGACCTCCTACAGGGAGTTGGCCGCTGCCGAAGGGAGTGCTCTCAGGCAATACATACGAGCACATGCTGGTATTCCAGAAGCCTCTCAAGTTCCAAGCTCGTCGTATTCGTCCTGAGGACTACCCGGAAGATGTCAAGGAAGCCTCCAAACTGGGGAAGGAGGCGAGCGGATGGTTAGCAGATCCCGTATGGAAGATCCCTGCTGACCGTGAAGCTCGTAAGCTCGGACATCCATTCCCATTCCCTGAGGAGATTCCTGAACGCTTCATCAAGTTGTATACTATGGAAACGGACACTGTGTTCGATCCATTCGGTGGAGCAGGAACAACTGGAATCGTCGCTCAGAAACTAGGACGCCACGGAATCATCACAGAACTCTCCAAAGACTTCCTAGACCTGATAGATATCCGTACCGCTCAAGGGAGTTTCTTCTGATGGAAGCAATCTTATGGATTAGCGGATTCATCCTACTAGTGCTCTGGCTTCGAGATGTACTGCAAATCGCCTACGAAGCATTTACTAATGACGGCCCGCCTGAGCCTGTAGTTCGACATGCCCGTACCAGCTATCTACGTTCTCGTACCGATCCGTGGAGCGTAGTCCGTCTAAAGGAGTGGCAATTTGATTAGCTCTCAGATCATGCAAGAGATCTTCGATCACCTGGAAAAGCACGACTCGCCCTGGGTTCGTCGACATCTCACCTACAACAACGTGAGCGAGGAGGACAGGAAGTACATCATTCGCATGACCATTGCAAAGGCGATGGATCATGTGAATAAGAACGATCCAGATGAGCTGCAACACGCAGACACACTCCTAATGGCACTTGTCCATGCAGGAGTTCAGCCATATGAGATCGTTGGAGAGGCATGGAACCGTGACCGCTGAACAGAAGCTAGCATTTATCGACACAGAGACTGTATCACTATCTGTTGAGACCCATATCTGGGAAGTAGGACTGATCCTTCGAGATCCAGAATCCGGAGATCCGAAGGATAAGGAGTTCGTCTGGCAGTTGCCGTGCGATCTCCGTATCGCTGATCCGCAGTCCCTTCGTATCTGTCAGTTCTTCGAGCGTCGCTCTCCAGAAGCTGGACAGGCATCCGATGTCAATGCTGCTCTAGAGGGCACTAACGGGATGGTGATTCCCGTAGACAGCATGTTCAAGTGGGCAGAGCGATTCGTGCAATTGACACGAGACGCAATATTGATCGGAAACGTTCCTGGATTCGATGATGAGCGACTCAGGAAGCTGCTATACGATCTGTGCCAGATTCCCATGTGGCACTACCAGCCAGTAGACGTCGAAGCTCTCGCAGCAGGACGTCTCGGCATGGAGCCGCCGTGGTCTACTGCTGGACTTACTACTCGTCTCGGATTGATCATACCTGAAGGGCAGCACACAGCTATCGGAGACTGTCGAGCAGCTCGTAACATATACGATGCTGTGTTCTACGATCGACCACTCGATCCTAGGCCACCAATCCCTGAGTCTTTCGAAAATCCGACTG